GGGATATATAATACAGGGCACGGCTGGTACATAGAAGCCGAACATATCATACAGGCAATACCGGCATCTTATATCGGGAATACTGTCTTTTTTAATCCAAAGGAAGCATATAACAGGCTTCATGCAGGGGCTAAAGAAGATTACAGAAAACATTTTGAACGGAGATTTATGAGAAAACGATGAAAGAGTGGATAAACATTAATGGAAGCACTAAAATCTGCGGACAATGCGCCCATAAAGCATATTTAGGAGAAAATGCACAGGGGCAGCAGGTGTATGGGTGCAAAAGAGAGGGAAGATGTAAGGAGAATAGAGCAGATGAAAGTAAAGAACTTGAATTAAGTGATTTTGTTACGGAATCACAAATATAAATAAAAATAGTATGGTTTAGTGTTGAAATCACGGCATTAGAGCATAAATGGACATTGAAAATTGAATATTGATGGTTGGAATGCTATAATTTAGGTATCAAATTACAAAGGAGTGATAGTTTTGCCTAGAGTAGATATAGTCGAAAAGAGAATTTTTGAAATCGAAGGATTTCAAGTGGACATTTTAAAAGAAGGAAAAAATGTACGCGGTGATTCACAGCTGCCAAAACAATACAGTGCTGAAAGAATGACTAGAAATTCGATGACTGTTGGCGATTGGAAAAATAAATTTAAGACACAGTATCCGGGGTACGATGCGGTTGTTTATAAAAGCGATGGAAATAGAGCAACAGGGCAAACTAAATTAGCGACAGTAAGAGATACATATTTGGAAGATTAAAAAACCAAAATTTTAAAATACCAACCGTCAATATTTGATGGCTGGTATTTTTTTGTCCAAAATCAAGAATTGCACCGGTGCAACAAAAAAGGAAGCCTGCTGGATTCGCGGTCTGCAAGCTTCCTGTTCCCATATATCGAACAAATGTATTATAGCACAAAACACAGAGCAGTACAATACAAATGGGAGGAAATATGGGAATAAAAGAGGCATTGGCACAATATTGTGATACGCAGCAGGAAATTAAGGACATAAAAAGCAGGATTGAAACACTGGAAAGACAAATTGCGGTTATGGAAAAGCAGGGATACACCCAGCAGGATTCTGTTACTGGTGGAGAAGGGGGAAACAGACATTATAAAATCGAAGGATATCCGTATCCTGAATACTCAAGAAAGACAACGCTTCTTATATGCCGTCGGCAGCAGTTGAATGGTAGGGAGTTAAAACTACTGGAACTGACCAATGAGGTAGAAGAATACATAGGACAGATAGAAGACAGCAGAATAAGGAGAATGATTACATATAGGTTTTTAGATGAAATGACATGGCAGCAGGTAGCATTTGCAATGGGAAGGAAGTATACAGAAAACGGCTGCAAAAAGATGATAGAAAGATTTTTTAAAGAAATTTAGAAAATGTCACACATGTCACGAATTAGAAGTGTAATATCTAAACTGGATAAAGAATTAATCCACGGACGGAAACCGGATAAATCCAAAAGCCGCAGGTGCGGCAGTTTTTCACCTCCTGAATGGCGCTGGCGAAAGCCGGCGCTTATTTTAGTGAAATCATAATATTCAGATATAGAACAACAGTAAAGGAAGGTGGTGGTTGTGCCGAATGCACCGAATTATGAATTAGCAGAAAATGATTATATGTCCGGCATGAAGTATAAAGATATAGCGCGGAAATATGGAGTAACTTTAAACACAGTAAAGAGCTGGAAAAAGAGATACAACTGGGATAGAAAAGGTGTGCACACAAAAAATGAAAAAGTGTGCACCCAAAAGCAATCAATTAAATCAGACGATAAAAAGCCTGTTGCTGATGAGGTGGAAGCTGTATTGCAAAATACAGAATTAACCGAGAAGCAACGGCTTTTTTGTTTGTATTTTGTAAAATGTTTTAATGCCACAAAAGCCTATAGAAAGGCATATCAGTGTGATGAGTATGTAGCAATGTCAAGCGGTTCAAGATTGTTAAGAAATGCAAAGGTAAAAGAGGAAATAGACAGATTAAAACAGGAAAAGCTAAATCAAGCCTATTTAACACAGGCAGACATCTTTCAAAAGTATATGGATATTGCGTTTGCAGATATGGGAGATTATGTTACCTTTGGAAAGAAAAAAGTTCCGGTATGGAAGCGGGTTGACGGGCAGGATATTCCGGTAATGGACCCGAATACAGGACAACAGAAGATTGCTGAATACAGCTATGTTGATTTGAAAGAGTCAACGGACGTAGACACAAGCATTATTTCCGAGGTGTCTGAAGGAAAGAACGGCATCAAAATTAAACGCGCTGACCAGATGAAGGCACTTCAGTGGCTTACAGAGCATATGGATATGGCGACACAGGAGCAGAAAGCAAGGCTGGAATTGCTTAAACTACAGAAAGAAAAGCTGTCAGAAGGTACGGTGGAAAATAATGATGCAGTGGAAAAAATGGACAATATTTCTAAGATTTTAGAACAGATGCGGCAGGTGAATCAAGACGATTTGGCGGATTAAAAAAACACTAAAAATGTCCGCCAGTCACGGAATTTTAGTGTTTTCTGCTGTTTTGTAGTAATATTGCACAAAGGCATTAAATGTATAAAAAACAGACGAAGCCAGTAATAAACAAGCTTTGCGGCAATTTTAATATCAAAAATATTATTCGCTAAACGTGAGTTTTGCGAAGTTTTACTTAAAAACAGCTCTAAACAGGGAGGTGGTACGGTGCTGGTCTTATCTTCTAAATTTAAAGATTTTTTGACAGTGGAAGCAGACAGGGAATATCTTGAGGGAACAACGGCAGCAGGTAAAACAACAGTTGGTATTTTTAAATTTATGCTAATGGTTGCTAAATCGGATATCAAGTATCATGTTCTTGCGGGAGCAGACATTGGAACGGTCGAAAAGAATGTTATTAATTCGGAGCGAGGGCTGCTGGAGCAGCTGGACGGACTGGCAATGTACAATCCAAACGGCAAAGGCAGAATCAGACTGCCGCACATTGAATATAAGACACCGAATGGAATCAGGTATATTTATGTATGCGGCTATGATAATAAAGCAAAATGGAAGAAAGTATTAGGTTCACAGGTAGGCTGTGTGTATATTGATGAGGTCAATATTGCGGATATGGAGTTTTTGAGGGAAATAACGCACAGATGTAAATATATGATAACGACTTCCAATCCTGATGCACCGGATATTCCGGTGTACAAGGAGTTTATCAACAGAAGCAGACCGTTAAAAAAGTACGTAAAGGATTATCCGGCAGAGCTTCTTGACGAATTAAAAGAAGAACCGGTCACAGGCTGGATCCACTGGTATTTTACATTTTATGATAATGCTTCAATGACACAGGAAGATATACAGAAAAAGATAGATGCAGTTCCGAAAGGAACAAAGATGTACAAAAATAAAATACAGGGATTGAGAGGCAAGGCGACAGGTCTTGTCTTTTGTAATTTCTCCCATAAAAAGCACCTGATTACAAAAGAAGATGCAAAGAAGTACATTAAAGACAGAAAACAGCTGCAGGACGAATATTTTGAAATATTCACTGCGGGACTGGATACAGCATATTCAGTCAAAAGTCCAGATACAATCGCAATGTCTTTTTCGGCAATTACCAATAAAGGGCGCTATATCGTACTGGATGAAAAGGTATATAACAATGCAGGACAGAACAATCCGATAGCACCGAGTGATACGGTTGTGAATTTTGTGGCTTTTCTTGAGAGAAACAGAAAAGAATGGGGCGGCATGGCACGGAATACTTTTGTGGATTCGGCTGATCAGGCAACATTAACAGAATTTGCAAAGTACAAAAGGATGCACCCGGAATGTCTGTATGTTTTTAATAATGCCTACAAAAAGGTGGAGATAATTGACAGAATCATGCTTCAGCTCGGCTGGATGGATTACAATGCGGATAACGGAAAAGAGCCGTGCTATTATATTGTGAATACTTGTGAGAATTACATCAAAGAACTGGATAAATACTCGTGGAGAGAAGACAAGGACCAGGAGCCGGAGGACGGCAACGACCATATGG